ATTGTTACTGTAGAGCCAGCACTGATCACTACTGTGGATGTGTCTGAGTTAGATACCTGCACTGTTAACTCATCAGCATGAGCCATTTCTGCAGAACTAAAGATTAGCCAAATACCCACCAAAAAAGCAATTACCCCACTTTTTAGTAGGAGATTTTTAATAGAAGGCCACATCCTTTGCTATGTATAATAGTCTTATTATATCATTTTGTTGCAATAAAAAAGAGGGTTAGCGCTTGGCTAACCCCCTAATTTATAAAGTTTTACTTAGTTAAAAGTTTTACTTTAGCCTTTGGATTTTTCTTGTTCCACTTTGTTGCAAGTGAATTGTATTGCTTTACAAAAGCAGCACGATCAGCAATTGCCTTAGCCTTTTCTGCAGCAAGTTCTGCTCTAAGACTATCAAAAATTCCTTGCAGTGCTGTTACTTGTGCAACTAGTGCTGCAAGAGTAGCATTTGTGCTAGAAGAAGAATTTGATACCTTTGATGTTGCAGATACTGCTACCTGTCCAGCCAAAGGAAGTGAAGTTCCACCAGTTGCTGAAATTGTTACAGTATTTTCTGTCAATGGCATAAATACCTTGTATGACTTAACTGTATCTGTATCAGTTGTAACTGATGTTGCTGTAAGAACATCTGAACCTGCACCAAATGCATAGGTTGAAGTAATTCCACCTGTTGCAAATAGGTTTGCGTGTGTCTTTCCAGATACTGGAAGACCTGCTGCATCAAGAACTTGTACCTTAATTGTTGCTGCTTCGCCTGGAAGATATGCTTCCTTATCAAATGTCAACTTAACTGTTGCTGCTGCTGATTCTACACGAGTAGATACTGGAGCAGACTTAATTGTTCCTGTTGCATTTCTAATTGTAACTGCAGCACTGCCAGCCTTAACGCCAGTGATTGTAAATAGTGCTTCACCATTTACGATTGTTGCTGCTGTACCTGAATCAGATACTGTTAAAACATCGGATGAGTTAGCATAAAGTGTTCCTGCTCCAACTGTTACGCCAGATGCATCCTTAGCAACTGCCTTTACAGTAGTTGCGTTTGCTCCAACTGCAATAACAGACTTAACTGGAGTTGCTGTAATTGTAGCAATGTCTCCATAGAATGTTACCTGCTCTGTTGCAAGAACTGTACCTGTAAGGGTTGTAAGAGTAATTGTTCCTACTCCTGCTGTACCGTCAGCAAATACACCAATGTAGTTGCCTGTAGGAATAACAATTGCACGACCAAGAGCAGACATTGTTGTAGCATTTGTGCCATAACCAATTAAGCCTGTACCTGATACTGTTGCAAGAATTGACTCGGTTGCTGATCCACCTGCTGCATTCTTAGGTGTAACAACGATTACCGCTGCTGCATCTGTTGAAGTAGTCTTTGGTGCATAGACCGAAGCATCTGCTGTTGCAGTTGTAACTTCGCCTGAGTTAAGAATTGAAGTTGTTGTTGAAGCAGAAGGAACAATGTCCGCTGCCTTAACTGTTACTGTCCATGCAACTGATGGACCAGTTGATGGCTTAGTTGTAATAATTCGTGCCTCATATGTACCCGCAACAGAAGGTGCAACCAATGATACTGTAAACTTTGCAGTTACATATCCTGGTGTATTAACTGTTGAGTTAATGTCAGCAGAAAGGTTTCCTGCTGCAACTGCAACTGTAGCAGTTGTTGTCTCAAGTACTGTGAGTGTTGCACTCTTTGATGAGCCTGATGGCTGTGCAAACATAGCAGATAGCACAGTTGCTGTGTCTGCTGATGTTTCTGAAATAAATGACAATGTAACTACTGCTGTAGCAGTCTCACCAGCAATGATTGTATCTGTAGCAGAGTCAATCGTTAGCGTTGGTGCGATTACAGCAGCACTTGTCGGAAGTGCCGATAGTACGCCAAAGGACATTGCTGCAGCGAGTCCTAGAGCGATTTTCTTAAATGAATTCATCTTTCTCCTTGTTTGTTTGTTTATATTAAGTTGAATTTATCTAGGAAATCCTTAACATCGTTAGGCATTTCCCGATTATCCAATTCTACCATACGCTGCTGCTTTTCTGCAAGTCGTGCTGAAGAACTCCACGTATGGATTTCTATCTCTGTATTGTTAGTCTTTTGCGTGTGGGATATTGCTCCAAATACCGCCCCACAAACCGCATCAGCCAAGTCTTTTGATTTTTTACGAGGGTGATCTACCCTATTCCCCTTCATTATTTTTAATTCTGACATCTCTTCTAATAGTAAAGGAATCATTGGAATAGCAACACGCTCTTCATAAATCATCATAGCCAGGTCTTCATAGTGTTTTTTAGCAACTGAGACTGTTTCTGTTTTAATTCCAACAGCCTGCAATTCATTTTGAATATCAAATGATTGCCATCTGTCAAATGAAACCATACCGATATTAAAACCTTCTCTACGCAAATTAATAATCCATTGTTTTACTTCAGATAAATTGACTGGTCCCTCTGCTCTTGGCTCCCACCAAGCAACGGCATCAACAACAACTATGGGGGCCACCTGCTCATAGTCTTTAATAACTTGAATATTAACCCATTTATCAACATGTGCAATAGCAACAGCACACTTGTCATGTTTTTGTGCAAGGTCAGCATGAATATAATAAACTTTGTCTGGATCTGGTTTAAATGTTGCGTCAAACCTTCTAAATTGGTCTAACGGATTTCTAGTATTCATACATTTTTCTAACTTTTCTTTTTGCTTAAAAAAAGCATCTGAAGCATATGTTGGAACACATGCAAAGCGCATCATTGCATCTGCTAAGTCTGTATAAAAGGCTAATTTAAAATCATCTATTTTGCGGGTAGGATTTACTTCCCATGTAGGTCTTTTAAAAGCCAAAACCTTTGGAACTTTGTAAGAAATGATGGAATCTTCTTCCCAGTTAATTTCAAACTGATTGTTTGGGTCATCGTGTGGTAATTCTTCATTCATAATAAAGACATGCTTTTTCTCTATTGTTTCTTTTTCTGCAATTACATCTTCATATCTTTTAGAGATAAAGTCTCCTTGATACCGTGGGAAAGAAAGTAAAACTACTTTTCCAAGATCTGGAAAACGAGAATCCACAGTACCACGAAACGCTTTATAAATATTTTCTGCAGTTTTACCTTGTTCATTGCCAGTTCCAACCTCAGATGCAAAACCAGAAATTTCATCAAGTACGGCAAGCAGCAAGTTCAAACCCTCATGTGATTCACGCTCTGAGTGACCAGAGTAAACGGTGATTGATTTATCAAACTCAACGCTATCAGCCTTTGCATTGTATTTACCTGCAAACCAAGGAGATTTTTCAATCTTTGTTTTAAAACCTTTAAAGAAAACATTCTTAGCCTGTTGTGCGTTAATAGCAACGTTAATTAAATCTATCGCATCCCCGCTTGGTTTTCCGAAGTATCTTGCGGGATCTTTGAGACAAAGTAACTTATAAACAATGTAAGCACAAGCAACAGTGGAAGTAAAATCTTTACCACTACCTTTCCCCAACTGTAAGATGATTTCGTTTTTTGTATATTTTTCATAATATCTAGCCCCCTCTACTGATCCATAAAGTTCCTGTAAGTCTTCTTTTTTGTATATCTGACTCATTGCTTCTACAATGTCATATTGAATAGATGATAGCGGTGGTTGTCCCAAATAATCAGAAGACTCAACAAATGTTTTTGCGTCTACTGGGATTTCTTCAAACTGATTTTCTTTTAATACTTCAAGAAAATCATTGAACATTGTGGACAATTGTAATCACTTCTCCTTCTTTAGCAATTTCAGATAAACGTTTCATTATTAAGTCACGAACTTCTGGATGACTTGAAGCAATGTCTCTTAATATTCCAACCAAAACTTCCTGCCTTCTTTCAATTTGAACCATTTCTTCTGCAAGTTCTTTATTCTCAAGAAGCCCAGCCTTTTGAAGCATTTCAATTCTAGATTTTTCAATGTCCATTACAAGTTTAATAGCCTGAGTTTTTGCACTAAGATTATTCGTCATTGATGCCTCATCAATAACCTCGTAAGATTTTGTAATTAATTTACTATAGTGTGCATCTGCTCCAGCAAGTGCTTCTTTTGCACGAGCACGAATTGCTTCATTAGCAGAAGCCATAACTTTCCACTCATTAATTAATGCAACAACACGAGTTCTTGGCATATCCAAATCTTTAGAAATTTTTGTTGGATCTTGTCCCTTAAGATATTCTGCAACAACTTTATTTACCTCATCAAGGTGATCAATTAGTTCTTTTTCAGTTGACATTTTTTTCCTTTGCTATTTTAAGCAAAACTAAATATCCAATAAGGTCATCTATATCATTGTCTCCAACATAGTCTGTACCCTTCATAAGTCTACTTAATTTATCATCAATCCTTACTCTAAGTTGTTCTACTGGATCCGATTTACTAAAAATTCTAACAGGATCTAAAGCAGAATCTCCATATGCAATGTTTTTATCAATAAGCATTTTTGCAATTCCGTGACAAGTTACCCAAATATCTTTGCCAGAGGGTGCTCCCACAGAATGAAGATATAAATCTTCACAACTAAAATTTCCTACATCTTTAAATACTGGTTGCAAATTCATCGTTTAGATTTCCTTAGTCCAAATTTAGCAAGGTATACATAAATAGTTTCAACACTAGTTCCGCACTCCTTGGCAATATCTTGTGGAGACTTTTTGTCCATAACAAACCTTTTACGGAGCCAAGCCTCGCTTGTATACAGTTTACCAGCCATAAGATTATTTGTCAACTTCTGTTTCAGAAATATCATAGTCATACGCACTTGAGTCTTCTAAAACCCACTTATCGTAACTTTCAACATCCCACTTATTGGTATTTATAAGTCTTTGTATTACTAGATCTTTTTTGGTTACAAATGATGGCTCTTTTAGTCTAATGCGGTTATTGGGCTGTACCGCAAAATTTCCATCATCTCTTTGAATAACATGACCACATTTATGCTGCCCTGGATTTTCTGAATATCCATCATCTAGAATATTGCTTTCTGGATTATGCCAATCTAAAGTGAATAAATATTTTCCGTTAATGTTATTTTTATTTCTATCTATATATGACATTCTCATATTGCTTAAGTTTTCAAATTTTGTAACTGCTATATGTGGACTAAAAGAATTCCAAAGCACAAGGTTGTAGATTGGTTCTTCGGGAACTCCTGGTTTTGTACAGAACGCATTGATTGGCATTCTCCACCAAATTCCTCCGTCTTCCATTAAAAAATGAAATAAAGGACTTCTACTTTTAATGCTAGACACACCAAAAATTACACATGGAAAATATTGATCATGACTATCTTCTTGATCTCTTAAAAAATTACCACGAACATAGCACTCAATTGGTGGTATGTTAGCATTTAACTCTGGCATTATTCCTCAACTTTCATTGCTTTATTCCAGTTATTAATAGCCCAGTGACCGATACCACAGGCATCAGCAACGTCATTATCGTTAATAATTTTATCATAGTTGATTTCAATTAATTTGATAGTTCTTTCTTTTCTAATTTGTCTTTCATGTGTTTTGTACCAAGATTCTGATTTTCCAGGAGTCTTTAATCTAATTGCAACCTGCTCCTCTTTTGTTAATTTTTTGTTTCCTAAATAGTTTTGCCAAGTTATAGGTGACACAGTACCAATAAACTTTGTTCCAGTTAACCCTGCTGCTCCTAATAAAGCCCCTTGAACCAATGCTAGATCTGCAGCAGTCTTAGGACTGTTCATAAATACTGTATGTTCAATTATAACTGCTTCAAATCCGCCACAATATTCAAAAAATGCTTTTGTTTTAGCACAAGCATCCATAACCTTTTCATAGTTTGTCTTTCCTTCAAATTTAATTTTGCCAAAATTGTCTAAAAGATTATTATTAAAAATAGCAAAAGCAAGGCTATTAGTACTTGCGTCAATAGCACAAATTGTTTTTGGATTACCATTGTTGTTCATAATCAATGAACCCCTTTATTTGTTTTAACATTTTGTCTACCTGTTTTTTATTAACATTACAGTTAGAGCAAAATCCAGAATCATTGTATATAGATAGTTGCTCTCCACAACCACCAAGACAAAGTCTTTTCTTTCCTTTTCTTTTTTGTCTACGAGTTATTTGATACCTTTCGGCTATCTTTGCTTTTGTTGCTTCTTCTCTGCAAGAGTTTCCACAATAAATTTGATAACTTACTTTAGGTTTAAACGGGGTCTCGCATCTTTCACACAACTTCACATTAATTAAACCTCTTCATCCTTCAACAATACTAAAGGTTTAATCTTTATTGTTCCTGGCCCCGCTTCAGCACATGCCTTTTGAATTGGGCATACCTTACAAATTTTTGAATTTGAACGATATGGAATTTCTGGCAAATTTTGATCTTGCCAATTCTTATAAACTAACCTCATCCACTCAAAAGCCTGCTCTACCCAATTGCGATAATGTTCATTAACTACTACAGGCAATGTGAGTAACTCATGATTATTTTTATTTTCATAAATCATAACGCCTTTACGAATCTTTAAAACTTTCATATACATTAACAATTGCATCAAATGACCCATCTTAGGTCGTCTACTTATTTTTTTATACTGAAAGCCATCATTTGGCATTGTTTTTATTTCACCAATAAGTTTTTCATTTTTATAATTAAGCATTACATCGCCATATCCATCAAATGGTGGGTCATCAGTTTTAACTCTAAACTCCATTGCTGGATGAGTTTGTTTGTTATATTTTCTTGGAAGTGGATCAAACTCCATATCTTCTGCAAGTAATCCAGATGATGCTATTGCCTCTTGAATTCTTTCATGCCCAAGACTTCCTTGTGTTCTATTTGCTACACCAAAAGCATCTGCATTATCATAAAATATTTGACCCTCAAATGCTAAATGCCAATATCTTGGACACTCTCCAGAGCCATAGGTTAGATTAGAAGCAGAAAAATTACTCTTTTTAGTAAACTTTGGTTTTGTTTTGGCAAGATACCCAGAATTAATTGCATCTACTAAGCCTTCAACAAAACTTTCATCTTCTTTGGTATTTGAAATCTTGCTTTTGGTATCTTTAACCATAATCTGTTTTAATAAATTTTTAGCCATTTTTTTATCCCTTGTTTACATTAAGTATAGCAGGTTAGCGCATTATGTATTTAAGCGCTGATACCAAGTCGTTAATTGCTTGTGCTGCCGTAAAGTATATATTTTTTTTTGCTCTATCTGATTTATCAACATTAGCCATCCACGTTGCCTTAAATGACATTTTTGCAGCAATAGCCTGAAGTCTAACAATTTCCATGCTGGCCACCTGAAGAGGAATGTCAGGCTTAATGATAATCTTTGCAATCATGGTTAGTGCTGTAGTAAGTTCTTCATCTTGCATATAGTCTGCAATCTCTGTCAAACCATTTACCATATCAAGCGTTGTTTTTTGTGATCCTGCTTCACTCATCTATTTTTCTCCTCTGTTAATTGCTCTAACATATCCATTTCAATTATAGCAAGCCTTACCTTTGTATTTCCTTCTCCAAGTATTACAATGATTGCTGGAGACTTGTCCCTACCTGCCTGAATAGAATCAGTAACGGCTTTAGCCCAAACATCTTTATTTAATGTAAAAGACTTGCTTACTTCTTTAAAATCAACAACAAATTCTCTCCAAGTAGCATCACCTTTTTGAGTATTCCGACCAGAATTTTTATGTTGTTTTGCATTTATTCTTTTTGATTCATTTTTTTCACTCATTAATAAAATCCTTTTTTGTTTTTTTATTAGGAATTAAGTTAACTTTTGAAATATGTTTTTGTGAACACATCCAAGTAGCATCCCCAGTCTCTGTATAAAGTCTTAATATTTTTACAATTTCTTGACAAGTTTTGCAAAACCACTTACCCTCATATGTAGAAAAATTTTTTTCAACCATCAATTATTTTTTTCTTAATTTGCTCTTGTAAGTCTAGATCTTCTTTAACACGATTAATAAATCCATCACGTCCTTGTACTTTTGTTCCATCATCTAGTTGATACCATGCACCAGTTCTATTGACAAGCCCCATTGATTCTGCAGTATCAACAAGGTCGCCAATTGTATCAAGTCCAATATCATCACCTCTAAAATAAAAATCATATTCTCCAGACTGGAAGCCTGGTGATGTTTTAGAAAATTGAAGTTCCCAACGAATCTTTCTACCAGTTTTTTCTTCAATTAACTTATCGCCAACTTTAATCTTACCTTTAATTGCTTGATTATCTGATTCTGAAGAAAATAATTTAATAATACAGGATGAGTAAAACTTAGTTGCTTGTCCACCAGAAGGTTGTTGGCTTGTGTACATTGCATTAATATTATTTCGTGATTGAGAAATAAGAACTAATAATGTTGGTTTAACTTTATTATTAGCATAATTTAACATCTTCCAAGCATTACTAAAGTCACGAGATTCAGCACCAATTTGTTTAGTGTTTTCAAGCGCTTTCATTTCATCTGAATCTTTTTCAAAATATATTGCAGGTAGCATTGATGTAATAGAGTCTACAACAATTAAGTCTACTCCAGCATTCATTAATCCAACACCAACATCAACCATGTCACTAATTGTTCTTGCCTGTGAATAAATTAGTTTTGTTGGATCTACTCCTAATTGCCTTGCCCAATCTTCAGAATAAGACATTTCTGAATCAATCCATGCACAAACCTTGCCTTCTTTTTGTGCCATAGCAATCATCTGTAAGCACATTGATGATTTTGCTGAAGACTTGCTGCCCCAAATAAGAACTTGACGACCATAAGGAAGTCCTCCACCAAGTGCACGGTTTAGTCCAAAACTTGGAGTTGGCTGATACTCAAATGTAACTCCTTCTCCTGTGCCTAAACGTTTACGTAATCTTGGATCTAGTTGCGCTAATACATCTTCTACACTTACTGACATCAGAACCTTACCCCATGTTTTTCTGGTCTAGTTTTATTAAACTCTACCTTTTCTCTTAATGATTGATCTAGTGATAATCTAGTATACCCTGAATCAACCATCCCTGCATAAAGATCTAGCGTACGAATAATAATATCAGCAAACTCTTTAGTTATCTCTTCTTCGCCTTTATCTTTACGAACTGCTTCCATAACCTCAGTCACTTCTGAAACAATCATCATGCACTGCTTTGCAATAAAAATATCATCTATTTCTTCAGGCCAAAATCCTTTTTCTTTTGCAGCATTATGTAATTCAATTGCAAAATTATCAAAAACATTGTCATACATTTGTTACATCCTCCATTATAACGGTGCCATCTTTGGTTTTACCAAAACTAAATTTGTAGGCATTTCCTTCTTGAATATGCATATATGCTTTTGGAAAAGCAGTTGGAAAGACTGTTATAGAATGTAAATCTCTTGCAGTATCTGCTAATGTAAGCGATGCCATCTTTTTTCCAGTTTTGGTAATTCTTGGTTTAAAAGAAACAACAAACATTTCATCTTCTTTGTAAGGAAGTTGCTTGTAACTTAAGAATTTAATCAATGCATTTGAAGATTGTTTTATTTCATCAACAGGAATTGCAGAAACAATCCTATTGTCACTAGCAAGAACCAGATAAGTACGTCCTGTTTCAATAGTTGTTGACTCTTCGTCAAATATACCAACAGAGCCTGTTTTGTCAAGAATTTCAACTCGTGACCAGCCAGTTCCTCTTTTAATTGTTTTTACCATTCCCATTAATATAAAAGATCCTTTTTCTTCAAAATCTTCTATATCATTAATAAATGCATGATAGTGAGATGGTATTGTAATATTAAACTCTGGTAAATTTAAATAATCATATAAATTTGCTTTAATTTCATCATCATTTCTTGGATTATCTGGAAATGTAGCAGCGCCAATTGATCTTAGTGCTTGAAGTGCACGAGAGTTTACTCCGTTTCCCTTTGTAAAAGTAAACTCTTCTAACTCTTTGTACGACCTAAATGGCCTTGCTGCGATATATCTTTCTGCAATTGTGTTAGATATATATTTAATAGCGCTAAGACCAAAACGAATACCCTTGCCTTCAATTTTAAAGTCTGTATCTGAATCATTAATATGAGGTAGTTTAATTGGAATGCCAATACGCTTTGCTTCAATTAAATATTCAGTTCTACCATCTTTATCTTTTTCATTCTTAAGTAAAGAATACATAAACTCAAGTGGATAGTAATACTTTAACCACGCCGTCCAATACGAGACTGTAGAGTAAGCAACCGCATGAGACTTGTTGAACGAGTAGCCTGCATGCGCCTCAAAGTCGTGCCATAAATCAAGAGCCTGATTGGGACTAATATAGGCAGAAGCACCTTTAACGAATTTGTCTTTGAATACGTCAAACTCTTTAGCATCTTTCTTCTTGCCAATGATCTTTCTAACTTTATCTGCTTCCGACATGGACATACCGCCAAGGTGTACGCATGCTTGCATAACTTGTTCTTGGTATAAAACACAGCCATAGGTATCCTCCGTAAAAGGCTTCATTACCTGATGACTATATGATACTGACTGTTTTCCATGTTTACGAGCAATGTAATCTTTACCAATAGTGTTCATGGCACCTGGGCGAACTAAAGCATTGGATGCAGCAAGTTCATTTAAGTTTTTCACACCCATTTTAACCAAAAGGTTTGTATACGGGGTTGCTTCACACTGAAATACTCCCTTGGTAAATCCACTGGATAACATTTCATACACATTAGCGTCTTCAAGGCTAATTTCTAATAAATTAATATCTTTAAAATGGTTTATTTTAATCATATCAATAGTGTCTTTAATAACGCTAAGAGTTTTTAACCCTAAAGCATCAATTTTAATTAAACCAATTCTTTCTGCCTCTTCCATGTCAACCCCAACAACTGGTATGCGTTCATCATTGCCAGTAGAAGATCTTGTTTCCATAGGAGCATGTCTAAAGATTGGTTCTTTTGCAGTTACAACGCCAGCAGCATGAATTCCTGTACCACGAATACGACCACGAAGTTGTTCTCCGTATATTTCTACTTCTGGATATTTATTACGAAAGTCTAGTGTTGACTTAGAAGTACAAAAATCATCCCATGTGTCTACAGTTTTTAATACTTTGTTTACATCTGAAAGAGGAATATTCAATACTCTTGATACATCACGAACAATGCCTTTGCCAGTAAACTGCAAGAAAGTGGCAATGGATGCAACATGTCTATATTGTCTAACTAAATAGTCTTTAACTTCTTCACGGCGTGAGTCTTGAATATCTGTATCAATATCTGGAAAGTCATTACGTTCTGGATTAATAAATCGGAAAAACAAAAGTCCATATTTGATAGGATCAATATCTGTAATGCCAAGTGCATAACAAACCAAAGAGCCAGCAGAAGATCCACGACCTGGACCAACCATAATTTTTTCTTTTTTAGCCCAAGCAATCATGCTCTGAACAACAAGAAAATACGAATCAAAGTTTTTTGATTTAATAATTTCTAATTCTTCATCCAGTCTATCTAGGTAAATTTTATCTAAATCTAAACCACGATCCTTCAAACCTTGCATAGCAATAGATCTAAGTTCTTTGGCAGGATTTTTATATTGTACTGGCAGTAAGTTTAGACCATCTTTAATATCATAGTCTTCTATTTTATCGGCAATTGCTATAGAGTTGATATACATATCTTCTCTAACTATGCCCTGCGATTCCATAGCAGTTTTCATTTCATCATACGAAAGCAAATGAATGTCAAATTTATTAAACGACATTTGTCTATCTTCGCCATACAAATAATCTAGGCGCTGCAGCATATCGCCTTTCTTTTTTGATTTTTCATATGTTGCATCTTTTTGAACTTTAGCATGAGAGTTCATAAGCAGTTTAAATTCTTGAATTTCTTTTTGCGATTCATCAACATGGTGGCAGTCTGGAGTAATCACAGTCTGAACTTTAAATTCATCTGCTAAATCAGCAAGTTGTTTATTTACTTCTGCCCCATTATGTGGCATGAGTTCCATATAAAAATCATCTTTGAATACACGCTTGAACCACTCAATATGCTTTTTGGCTTGTGCATATTCTCCATGCTCTAGTGCTTTTGCAATGATACCGCTTAGACATCCAGATAAAACAATAATGCCCTCCGAATACTTTTCAAGAATTTCAAAGTCAAAACGAGGTTTGCTGAAGTATCCTTCAGTCCAAGCGATTTCATTGATCTTGTTTAGATTTTCTAAACCAAGTTGGTTCTTAGCGAGAAGGATAATGTGATTATAGACCATATCAGTTGGCTCAGTGCGTTCTGCCTTTGCCCTCTTATCAAATCTATCAGCACAAAAATATCCTTCTACGCCAAGAATAGGCTTTACACCTTTTGCTTTTGCAATGCGGTACAGTTCCCGATGCCCAGATAAGGTTCCGTGATCTGTGATAGCCAATGCTGGCATACCAAGTTCAACTGCTCG